CCACAGGATCGTCGACGTCGACGAACCAGCCGACTGCGCGGCCTTGACTGCCGTCAACAGGGTGAACATCGGGGCGTCATACGGGCCCGAGATCGTCACCGTGTCACCGTCGGTCAGACCGTTGATGAACGCCTTGGCGGCGGTGCCGAAGGCGGAGACGTCGAGCGTGTCGACCGACTGCGGCCACGAGAAGTTGTCCGAATACCGGGACACGTTGGTGCCGGCGCCGTTGACGCCGTCGATCATCACGAACGAGGTTGTACCCGCGCGAAAAGCCATGATTGCTCCTTGGAACTGAAGGGGGTGGAGGGGGACTAGCGGCGAGCGAACGACACGAAACGCGTCGCCGAACCCGTACCGACAACCGTGTCGACGACACGCAGATAGCGGCGCACGGTCGTGCCAGCCGCCACCTCGACACGCTGCGACGTCGCAGCGGTCGCAGCGGTGAACGTCACGAGCGTCGCCCACGACGTCGAACCGTCGACGCTGTGCTCGATCGTGATTGTGTCCGACGTCAACCCGGAGAACGCCGACACATGCAGATGCGCTACGCCGCCGTTGGTCGTACCGGCCGCACCATCGCGAGCCGTGCCGTTGCCGGTCGTTGTGATCGCCGTGAAGTTCTCGACCACCGTGCCGACGTCGAAGTTGCCCGTCGACTGGAACGCCGCCGAGCACGTCACCACATCAGCGACAGGCGCGACGCCGGTGAAGTTGCCGAGGTGAGCGTTCACCATGACCGCAACCTGGCCGGTCGTGAACCCGTCAGGGCACAGCGTCAACGGATACGGCCCTGTGGCCTTCTGTGCCGTGAGCGCCGAGTACTGAAGGTTCGTGGTGCCGATCGTGTCGAACAGCATGTCCAGCGAGCCGGAGGACTCGTCCTGGCCGATGATGAACGTCTTAGCCGTGTCCGACAGAACCGTCGTATCCAGCGCCGCCGTCGCGGCCGTCAGGTTGTAGCCACGTGCGTAGCCGGATGCGTTCAGCAATCCGACCGCAACCCGCGACGCTTGCGCTGAGACGAAAGCCATTAGAAGACCACCTCTACATCGAGTCGGACGGCGAGGTACTCGGCGGTATCAACCGACACTGCTTGCACCTCGCTCACGTTCACCACTTGCGCGTAATCCACCGTGACGTTCTGCCAGTTGTCCTCGTCCTGCAACGCGGCGATCACCGACGTGGCGCCGGACAGCTCCACCCAGTCATCGAGCAGGTTCTGTGCGGCACGATCGGCCGCACGGGGCGTGTAGATCGTCACCGTGAACTCGTACTGCGCCTTCGATCCCGAGAACACGTAACGCGGGTCGAACGCGCGACGAGACACGACAGCGATCGGGCCGACCATCTGATCCGGCACGATCGCCGAACCACGCAAGCCTTCGATGTTGTCGTCGATGATCCCGGCGAGCTCGGCGCGAACCTCAGACACTGTTGGCACTTGCAATCACCAGCCTTCGGGTTTACGATTGACGCTTCAAGCCCTGGGCTGTGCCCTAAAGCCGACTTCGGTTGGTGTCCACCACGGCGGACTGGATCAACACAAACGCCCCGTGCGGATGTACGGAAGCCCGCAAGGGTGCTGACTCATGGCTGTCAGCGCACGCAGCCCCCGCAAGGGGGCTGCTGTGTTTTTCATCCGACCCTCGGCTTGCAGTACGGCTCGAGTAGCGCCTCGGCGACGGGGTGCAACCGGTTCTGCATCCGCAGAGCAACGCCGGCGTCAGCGAACTGGATCGCACCCAGCGACGCATCATCAGCCTTGAACAACAGACCAGCCTGCACAAGACACGCCTTGGTCACGTCGTCGGGGATCGCCGGCCAACCGAACTTCGCGGTGACCTGCACGCCCGGACGGCCGGTGCCATGCACGGGGAACGACACGGCACCGTTCGAGTCGACAAGCACCAGTTCGTCGAACGGGTGAACCGGCACCATGTCCGCAGCGTTCAACGGCCGCACGATGTAGTTCGTCGTGATCGTCAACGTCGTCTCGAACGTCCCGTCGTCATCGTCATCGACCTTCACGACCAGACCGGTCAGCGTGGAGATGTCGTCCACAAGGCAGATGCGCGAGTTGTCGGCGTAGAACTGCCGGTCGACCACTGTCGCGTCCTGCCAGAACCGGCGGCCGCAGTGGGCGTCGATCTGACGTGACGCCGCGGCGATCGACAGTTCCATGCGGGCGTCATCGACGAGGTCGTTGACGGTGATCCGCATCTGCGCCTTGAACTGGTCAAGGTCCGCGTAGCCGTTGGTAATCGCCATGCGCTACTCCTTCGGAACCTTGATGACCGCGAAACCCCAACAGTCGGGGTAGTTGATGTGCTCCCAGCCCGTCTCGGCCAGAAACTCGTTGAGCGCCCGCTTCACCGGGAACCGTGGGTCGCCAGGCTGTGAACCCTCAGGCCACGGAAGCTCAGTGTCATGCATGCAGATCACGCCACCCGGCTTCACCATCCACCGGTAGATCGCCAACTCCTGCACCGTGTGCCGATACCAGTGCGACGTATCAATGAACACGATGTCGGCCGGCTCGAGCTGGTCGATGATCGCCGGGTCACAGTCGTCACCCTGGATGTAGGTCCAGTGATCGAACTCGCCGATCGGCGGCTTGGTGTCCAGATCGACCGACGTCAACCGGCCGCCCGTACGCTCCAACGCATACAGCCATGCCGTCGTCGACACACCGGTGCGGGTGCCGAGCTCGAGCACGTGCTGAGCGTTCAGCGCCTCCACGATCTCGACCATGCGAGGCAGATGCAGGTAGATGTCCGACGGCGTCTGGCACGCCTGCGCGTAGTTGAACTCGAGCATGTTCATCGCCGCCACCACCACAACGTCGCCCCGACATTCACTTCGCGCACCTTGAGGTTTGCGACAACTCCGGCACGCACCGGCGCGTGGTGGACGTCGTCGCCGCAGATCACTCCCGAAGGAGCAACCAGCGGGAGAACCGCCGCGATGTTCTCGCGAACCTCGACCTCGGTGTGCTCGGCGTCGATGAACACCAACGCGACCGGCTGGCTGATCTGCGGCAGGTACTCGCGCCAGCCCATCCGGTGAGCAATGACGTTGCCCTTCGTGAACTCGGCGATGTTCGCCTGCCATTGCGCGAACACGTCGCGCTGCGCAGCCAACTCGCTGCTGATCTCGCCAGGCGAACCTGCCCAGGTGTCCACCGCATGAACCACCCGAGGGTAGACAGCGTTCGCCAGGGCGCACGTCGACCGGCCCGTCCACGACCCGATCTCGATGATGAGCCCGTCGACATCCTTGACGCTCCGACCAAGCTCGGCCAACAAGTCTTGCGACTGCTGACAGAACCACTGTTCTCCGAAGGTGTCGGTCATCGCGGCCGATACCACGACGCAGGTGCGTGGCCCTCCGTGATCCATTTCGGCCACGACTCGTCCACGTCGACCGGGCGCATCTTCACGCCGTCGACATGGATGCCGTCACGCAGGAACTGGTCGGACGTCAGCCCGTTGCGGATGCGGTCCTCGACCTCCGGGTGGCAGAAACTGCCGACCTTGCGAAGTGCAGCGTCGGCGCCACCAAGCCACGACAGATGCCAGCCGGCGTCAGTTAGGTGGCTCGGGTTCAAGGCTGTCATCCGCACGTCGCGCATGTACGAGAACCGACGGTCAGCCGGAAACTTGTTCAGGTGTCCGACCGTCGCCGCCACCGTCCCATACCACGGGTGAGGGTACAAATAGTCAACGGCCCAAAAGTGACCTCGCTGAGCGAACGACCAGAAGCCGACCGGGCGAACGTTGCGGGCGTGAAGTGCCCGCGGGATCTCATCGACGTCGGACTGCAAGATCACGTCCGAGTCGCACAGGTCGAGCCTTGCCAGCCCTCGGCCGATGAACTCGCGCTGCGCGTGCTCACGCGCCCACGGGTCAGCGTCCTGTGCCTTGGATGGCATCTCGCCGTCATTGACGACAACATGCACGATCTTGTCGGCCCAGGCGGCGAACCGTTCGGCGTGCTCGGCGTACCACAAC